CCTCAAATCAACACACTGGCCAGGTCGCTCACATTTTGTAACCGCTTTCCCAGCGTCGAAGTCTGGTAGTATGTTAAACACCCTGTGCCCTCGCTGCAATGTGTTGATTTGAAGGTGGTGAGTTTTTACAGAACCCACCGAAACTGTTTTACTGAAGTTAAGTGGTTTGACTTGATTTAGCTAGCATAACAGCCCCGCTTCATTACTTGCTGCCACAACTTCAGAAGAGATTACACCAACCCACCGCCAGCAGCGAGCTCGCGATTGAAGTTGATCTCGATCGCACGGGCGATACCGACTTGCGTCCAGCCTCCGATGGCCTCGAAGTTGTGGCCAGGGTTGGCGGCAGACCAGTTGGCGGTAAAGCCTTCTTCGGTGACGACGTTGCCGGAAGCGCCTGGGAGTCCCTGTTCTGCGAGACCGAGGATGGTAGCGGCAGAGTCCATGAACTTCTTGGCGGGAGTCTTTTCTTCCTCCGCCTTGGAGACCTCGAAGGGAATGCTTTCAGCGACCTCAAGGCCGATGCGGTTATAGTCTTCCTTGGTGATGATCTTGTCGTCGAGCAGGTAGTCCATATAGGCCTGCTCGGGTTCAAGTTCAGCGACGAGTTCTCCAGAGCGGCTTTTGCGCTCGATCTTGAGGCCGGCACTGTTGGTCTTTGGACGACGATCAACGCCGGTGAATTTGACGAGGGCTTCAACGAACGTCTTGCGGAACTTGTTGTTCCACTTTTGGTAGAACGAATGCCGCATGATAGCGTTGATGAGGTCAGCTTCGGAGGCGATTTGGAGAAAGCCTTCGAGGGTTGTGGGAACGCGCACTGGGCAGGAAATGCCAAGGGACTTGTTGGTGACGATGGTTGTCGGGTAGGTGGGTTCGGACATGATGTTTGTTTGGTTTGGTTTGCTTTGTTTGTGAACGCCCGAAGTGTTTCGGGCAAGGGGAAAGGTAGCAGATTGGAGGAAAAGCGCAAATGATTTTTTGCTCAAAATGCCCGTTTTGCTACCGGGCCTCGGTGAAAGTTTTGATTGTCGGTCAAAGGGTTTTACCGAGGGTGAGAGGGGTTAGGGGAGCTGGCTGTGCCGTTCTTGGAAGATAGCTAGTTCAAATACTCGACAACTGGTCAGTTTGGCAGCTTCACGAATTCGAGATACTGGACGCTTGGGAGATGTCGTTACAGGATATTAACGGCTGCCTCCGCGCCACCGCCACTCAACGCGCCGAAGCCTTCCTCCGAACCCTCAACCTCTGGACAGAATCATGATACAAACAATCTTAACTCATGCCGCGCTTCTTTTTAGTGGCTGCTGCGTTGGAGCTATTTTTCAAGACGTGTATTCAACGAGCAACACACCGATTGCTTTAAGCTTTTTGTTGCTTTTACTCACCCTAGCCACTTTAGCCGGAACACGATTAGCATGAACCCACCCCCTTCCATCGACCTCGACCTCGGTTCCAACCCGCTCGCTTTTCTTGTCGGAGACTCACCGCTCGACGACACCGCGCCATCCGACCGTCCTATCCGCAAGCTCTTCCACTGGACGGACGACCCTTCTTGCCCGCTCGTCCTAACCATGGACTGGTCATCCCTCGAATCTCTCCTCGCCTGCAATCGCAGTGCCGAATACAAGCTCGTCCACTCCCGTGGCACACACACCAAAAGTGCCCTCATCTTCGGAGCAGCTTTCCACTCCGCGCTTGAGTGCTTCTACAAACGCTCCCCTTCCGACACGATCGAATCCCTTCTCGAACTCGGCGGTCGTGCTATCCAGGCCGAATACGCCCTGAACTCCCACGTCATCATCGACGACTACCGCACTGCCGACTACTGCTTCTCTTGCTTCAGCGTGTATCTCGGTGAGTATTTCAATGAAAGCATCACCCCCTATATCCACGAAGGCAAGCCGCTGGTTGAGTTCACGTTTGTCTATCCTGTCGGGATGACGGAGGTCCCCGCCGACGTGTTCGAGAAGTGGGGCTACGGCAAGCTTACCAATGACGCCGACAAAGAGCACGCGCATCGTATAGGCTACACGCCAGGGCATAAAGATATTCTTCCCCGCATTATCCCCTGCCGCATCGAATGGTCTGGCATCGTCGATGTCCTCATGCAAATGGGCGACGGCAAGACCCTCCGCGTTTGCGACCACAAAACCACCTCCATCCTCTCCGATGCTTTCTTCAACTCCTTCCAAGTCTCCATGCAACCCGTCGGCTACGTCGCCGCGATGCGAGCAGCCTTCCCTGATCTCAACATCAAAGGCTTCTACCTCAACTGTGCCGCCTGCCGCAAACCAACTAAAACCGGAATCGCTTATGAATCATACCGCCGCCCCTACGACTACACCGCTGAACAATGCGAAGAGTGGCGTGAAGACCTTCTCGCTATCATCGGAGAGCTGCTTCATAACCTCACATCAAAGAACTTCCCAAAGAAGACTAACTGGTGCGCGGGGAAATATGGCGCATGCTGTTACCTTGACGTATGTTCCGCACCGGCTAGCCAAAGGGCTATGATCCTCGGGACGGGACTCTTCGCTGATAACACTTGGAAGCCTGGGACATGATCTCCTCCTCCCTCCCAGCCATCGCCTTCGCCGTCACCAAACGCGGCACCGCCAAAACCCCACTCTACCTCCACACCGCCGTCCTCTGCCAGCAACACTCCGAGGCCTCAATCTCCGCCCAGCCCAACAAACCAGCCCTCTCCCGTGCAATCTACAACCGTCTCTACCTCCCCATCCAAGACGAGGTCGCCAAGATCGCTGGGTTAATCGACGTCAACCCAAGCGCTGCCAAGCTCCGGCTCAACCTACTTCACCGCGACCTTATCAACCACACCACATTATGAGCGACCAAGAAAACGATCATGCTTTAATTAAACGGGCCAAGGAGCTTGGCTACTTCTGGGCACGCACAGATGATGACACATTTTATGACTACGTCTTAGTAGAGCCTAGGTCTAAGTGCAAAGCGTTCCCCGATCAAGATATTGAGACCAAAGTGCGCCGTCTGGCACTTGATATTAGAAACATCTTACACCTCCAACCTAAATGAAATCCTCCTCCTCCGACTTCACCATCTCTCTCCCCAACTCCATCCTCATCCTCGGCCGACCCGGCAGCGGCAAAACCACCCTCGCCCTCCAATTCCCCAAGCCCTTCGTCCTGGACTGCGACCAGAACATGAAAGGCCCCGCGCGTTACCTCGCCGCCAAAAACGGTGCCCTCCCGTGGTTCAAATACGACACCCCTCTCACCGACAAACTCGGCGCACCCGCTTCCCGGCAAACCCGAATGGATCGCGTCAAAGAACTCCTTGACGAGGCCCTCGCCGACCCCGAGATCGAAACCATTATCGTCGACTCCCTCACCACCCTCATCGACTTCATCTTCGACAAAATCCGCGCTACCGCAACCGGCAACGGCGCTCCCAAATTCGGCGATGGTAAGAAAACCCAAGACGACCCCATGCGCATCCAAGACTGGGGCGTATTTGCCAACGTCCTCAAGCAACTCATCTTCCAACTCAAAGCCTCTGGCAAGCGCGTCGTCTTCATCGGCCACATTTCCACCGACAAAGACGAGGTCTCCAAAATGATCCTCCACGCCATCGCTTGCCCAGGTCAAATGGGCGACATCATCTCCGGCCTCTTTGAAGAAGTCTGGCAAACCGAGGTCAAAGCCTCCGGTGCTGAGACCTCTTTGAAGGCTGAATACAAAGTCCGCACTGTCGGCGACGCTCGCTCCGAGGCCCTAGGGCTAAAATCCGCAGGCGGGATTGGAGCCTATATCTCCGCCGACGCCCCTGCCATCATCGCGAAACTTCTTTCCTCTCCTGTGAAATGAAACGTGTTGAGACCGTTTACATCTGCGACCTTTGCAGGCACGAAGATAAACCCGACCCCTTTTGGCTTGTCGTTTTAGACCCGCCAAACATGAAAGGCTTAGACAAGCATATTTGTCCTGCGTGCGTTACTCGTATTAAAGAAGCAATTACAAACCAGGCCTTCAAATGAAACGCACCTGCCTCCTCACCTTCGACATCTCCGAGTCCTCCGACATCGCCTCCTACGCCGACGAAGCCCTCTCCATCCTCCAAGACGAAGGACTTCCAGCCATCACCTGCGTCCCTTGGGGCCAAGTCTCCGCGCAACCGGATGAAAACTTTGTCGGTCAAAGCCCTTTACCGACAGCCATTGACTCGCCTCAACCAGACGCGTTTGGCTCCCTTATAGCAAGCGACCCTTGGTTGCCCTTGCCTTAACCCTTTCTGGCGGTAGACGCCAAACACAAAACAACAAAACAAAACAAACACACAAACAAACCATATGTCAGACACAAACAACATCCTCCCCCTCGACCTTGACTTCACCGGTGCAGACCTGTCCATGCCGCTCATCGCGCCTGGCAACCACCTGTGCCAGATCCACTCCGCGGAACTCGTCCCATCCAAGAAGACCCCAGACAGCTGGAATCTCCTGGTCGTGCTGAAGACCGTGGACGAAGCTGAAGATCCAAACGGCAAGCCTGTGCCCGCTGGGTTCCAGCTCCGTTCCTATCTCCAGGTCCCCGTCCCCGGCACGGAATACGGCGAAGGCGACAACAAGGCCATGTTCATCAAGAAGCTCACGCTGTTCCAAGTCGCCGTTGCTGGCCTTCCAACTCCGAAAGGCGACACAGCTCCTGAAGTCCCGCGTTTCAACAACGTCTACATCGCCGAGCTGCCCGGTAAATATGTGGTCGCGATGACCAACAACAACAAGCAGAAGGTCAAAGACGGTGAGGAAGACTACGGCGTGAAGTCGCAGGTCGCTGGGTTCAAGGCGAACCTTCCTGAAGAGTAAACAATAACCTCCGCTGGCAGACCGGATAATGTCTGCCTCCTTTTTCCTATGAAGACCGCAGAATACGACGCAATAGTCCACTGGCTAGAGCGAAGGCTGGCTACTTATTCCAGCGTCGCTGCAACAAGTAATTTTGTCCGTCGTCCAGCCACTTCAGACCGAGTTCAGGCCGCGCAAGACACGTTTAATGGGCTTCTGCACGAAGCCAAAAGCGAACGCCAACTTTGTATCGAGCGCGGCGGCTATCTAGTCCTTCAGTTACCAGCAATCTTAATTTCCAACCAAGGTTAAACCAACTCCACTTCCCATGATCGCCCGCCTACAAAACATCGGTTACACCCCCATCTCATCCATCATCGTCGGAGAGCGCCTGCGCCGCCGTGATGCTAAATTCCAAGCTGCTGTCGAGGAGAAGATGAAATCCCTCGAAGAGTTCGGTCCATTCCAACCCCTTCTTGTTGACGAAGAAAACAATCTCATCGACGGCGGAACACGTCTTGAAGCCTACAAGCAGCTCGGCGAAATCGATGTTCCTGTCGTTGTCGCCGTCGGCATTGATGCTGCCACTAAAATGGTCATGGAGATGGACGCGAATGAAAAGCGCTCTGCTCTTTCGTGGCAGGAAAAAGCTGTCGGCATCTACAAAATCCACACCGCCGAAGAAGCCAAGTATGCCGACTGGGGCACACGCGCTACAGGTTCCCTGTTCGGCATCTCCCACGCCAGCGTAGCCCAAGCTCTCATCTTCGCCAAGCTCCTTATCCGCCATGACAAAGAACTCTGGGAATGTCCCACTGCAATGGCGGGGCGCGACCTCCTTTTGAAGCGTCAGGAATCCGCTGTTACTGCCTCCCTCGCGCAGCTCCAGCAAGACGCGTTCAAGGTGCCCGTCACGGCCAAGCCTCCAATCGGAGGCGGTATCCTGAACATCACCCTCGGCACGCCGGGCACGCCTTCCACTACCGCTCCAGCCAAAAAGAGGGACCACCTCCCCTCTAACGTCGTCACCCGCATTCCAGTCTCCACCATGCTGCACCACGCAGACTGTCACGAGTTCATGGAAAATATGTTGAAGCCCTTCTCCATCGACCATATCGTCACTGATCCACCCTACGCGATCGACATGGCCAACCTGGAAGGAATGCAAAACCTGGAGTCCACCGCAGGCGAACATGAGATCGAAGAGAATCTTGACCAGCTCCCCCGTTTTATAGCAAATTCCTACCGGGTTCTCAAAGCCGATGGCTTCCTCATCTTCTTCTGCGCCTTCCAACACTGGGAGAAGATGCGCGATTGGGGTAACGAAGCTGGATTCAAAGTCCAAGACTGGCCACTCCTCTGGCTCAAACCCCACGGCTGTAAGAACAACGCACCCCACGCGAACTGGACAAAATCCGTTGAGCCTGTCATGGTGATGCGGAAAGGCAAAGCAAATCTCCGTATGCCAATGACGAAGTGTCACCTGGAATGCGATGCCACCGCCGACCGCATGTGCCAGTCCCACCCGTTTGCCAAGCCCCACCAGTGGCTCTCCGAAATGATCTGGAAACCCATCGTCTCTCCAGGGACAACCATCTACGATCCTTACATGGGCGGTGGTTCCATCCTCCGCAGTGCGATCTTAAACGGCGCACGGGTCATCGGCACGGAGAAGAAGGAGCACCATTATGTGCAGGCGATGGAGAGTATCAAGAGCGTTTATACACAAGTGCAAGGGAAACATGTTGAATTTACTTGAGTTATGATTCCCACTTCGCTTACCAATGCTGTCTCCTCGCTTAAGTTTGAATCACCAAGTGATGAAAGATTAGCTAAACACGCCATCACGCATCCTGAGCAAGCTACTCCTGCCACCATTGCGTGGCTCGCAGCTTTGGTGTCTCGTAAAGGCGCTAGATATGACGACAACAACCCAGAACACAGGCAAGCGCATACTTGGCCTCTAGCATCTGCCACACCACCAAAATGATCTACCTCGCCTCACCATACTCACACCCCGATCCGGCCATCCAGGAGGAACGCTATCGTGAAGCTTTGCAGTGCGTCCACTACTATGCCAAGCGCGGATTAGTTGTCTATTCCCCGATTGTCCATTGGCATAACGTAGCCAAGGAATTTGAGCTTCCTGGCGACGCAGCTTTCTGGGCTAAACAAAACCAAGCTATGCTTGAAAAAGCCAGCCAAATTATAGTGCTCAATATCGAGGGTTGGAAAGAGTCAAAAGGGCTGGACCAAGAAATCGGTTGGGCTGAAATGCTCAATATTCCAATCTCTTTCACCCACGTAAAACCATGATCTCCTCCGAATTCCCTGCCATCCCATCCCCCGACACCCGCCTCGCCATCGTCGGTGACTTCCCCCGCGATCATGAGACCTCCGCCTGTCGTCCATTCGCCGGGCCTAACCTCATGTATCTCGAAAAGGCACTAGCCCGTGCGGGACTCATGCGCGCCAACTGCCTCGTCACCAACATCTGCCGCAGCCAACCTCCTAAAACCTATGGCAAGCAACCATCCTCCTTCTTCATGTTCGACGGCCCGGACATCCAAGAAGGCCTTGCTCTCCTCAGAAGCGACTTCGCCCAGTTCTCCCCTAACTGCGTCCTCCTTCTCGGCGATCTCGCTCTCAAAGCCGCCGGGGTTCACCACTCACTCGACGCGTTCCGGGGTTCTATGTTTCTCGGTTTTAACGACAAATACAAATGCGTCTCCTCCTTCCATCCCACCTCCCTCAACGCCGCGTATGACAACTTGCCGCTCTTCCTGCATGATCTCAACCGCGCTGTGGCTCAAGCAAAATTCCCAGAACTCAGACTCCCAAAGCGACGACTGGAAATTAACCTCTCTCCGAACGAGATTATTTCACGACTCGAAACTATACAGCTTACTAAGCCACTGGTTTCCCTTGATATTGAAGGTGGAATTCCGAACGAGCGTGCAGCGAAAGTGGAGTATAAGCATCGAGCCGGCATCACATGTTGCTCAATCTCTACTGACCCATCAGCAGCTTTCATCATCCCTTTTGAAATCTATGACGTCCCCACACTCCAAAGAATCCTAGTCCCTTTCGCACAAGTCCTCGCCGATAAGTCCATCCCCAAAGTCCTCCAAAACGGCCTCTACGACTACACCGCCCTGGCCTGGCACTTCCGCTGTCCCATCAACAACATCGCCCACGACACGATGTTCTCTGGCTGGGAAATCTACCCAGAACTCCCCAAAGGTCTCGGCACCCAAGCCTCCATCTGGACAGAAGAACCATACTACAAATCCGAGCGCACGATCGATGACAAGGATACCCACTATCGCTACTGCTGCAAGGACGCTGCCGTCACCCTGGAAATCCACCAGAATCACATGGCCACAATGGACACCGCCCAGCGTGCGCATTACGCATTCAACATCTCCCTCATGGAACCGTTGCAATACATGTCCCTGCGGGGTTTCCGCTACGACATTGACGCTTCCAACCACCGCCTAGCGGAACTCCGATCCCAACAACGCGAACTCCAAGATGCCTGCAATCTCCACACTCCAAAACCCGTCAACCTCAACTCCGCGCCCCAGCTCATCAACACCCTTTACCACGAATTCGGGTTCGAGAAACAGTTTAAAAAAGAGGCTGGCCGAAAGACGACAAATCTCACCGCCGATAAGGGCGCACTCCTTAAACTCGTCGTCGGGCAAGGCCAGCGCGCCCACCCCTTCCTCATCAATCTCCTCTCCTGGAAAAAGCTCGAAGGCAAGGCCAAACAACTCGACGTTTACCGCGATCCCGATGGCCGCATTCGTTGTTCTTACAACCCTGTCGGTGCTGACACTGGGCGGTTGTCCTGCGCACAATCCACAACCGGCTCCGGCACTAACCTCCAAACAATCTCCAAGGGCAACCGCAAGTTCTACATCGCCGACCCAGGAATGGTCTTCTTCCAATGTGACCTTGAAGGCGCTGACGGCTGGACGGTAGCCGCACACTGCGCCGCCCTCGGTGACACCACCATGATCGACGACTACTACGCTAAGATCAAACCCGCCAAGGTGCTCGCCCTAATGCAGCTCCAGCGCCAAGGGATGCTCCCAGACGTCAAAGTCCCCATCAACAAACTCACGCGACCAGAAATCAAAGCCCTCCTCAAAATCACCAAACTCCCTGAAACCCTTTATGGCGTCTGCAAGGTTGTCCAACACGGCTCCAACTACGACATGCAGCCGAATAAGATGTCAGAGAACCTGCTCGAAAAGAACTTCACCCACAGTGAAGAATTCTCCATCATGCACGTTCCACCTCAAGAATGCAAAATCATCCAAGCCCTTTACTTCGAGCGCTACCATGGCGTGAGAGCCTATCAAGATTATGTCAAAAACCAACTTAAAACCGGCCGTTCGCTCGCCTGTGCATCTGGACATGTTCGTAAATTTTTTGGAAGACCTGATGACGGAACAACTATCCGCACGGCTCTGGCCCACGAACCGCAAGCCAACACCACTTACGCCACCAACGTCGCTATGCAACGCCTCTGGCAAGACCCTGAAAACCGCCGATCCAACAACTCCCTCATCATCGAGCCTATCCATTCCGTCCACGATGCCCTTTGCGGACAGTTCCCTTTAGAACTCGCCGAGTGGGCCTGCGTTAAAATCAAATCCTACTTCGATAACCCTCTCCGCATTGCCAATGACACTATCACCATCCCTTATGAAGGCGGCTACGGCGAATCCTGGTATCACACTGGTGAGGACAACCGCATGGGAGAGATCTAATGGGCAAACGACAGAACGCCTGGGGCCTTCGAAAAACACTAGAACTCCGAGCAGAACTTGGCAACATCTGCAACTGGATGAGCTGCACAAGAACCGAGAACCTCCAATTCGACTGCATCCAAGCGATGGGCCACAAACACCACCGCTGTTCTCGAAGCGAGCGCGCCACCTTCTACCGTCGCCAGCACGCCCTGGGCAACCTCCAACTCCTCTGTCCAAGGCACCACATTCTCAAATCCAAAACCGAGCACCCAAGCTACAAGCCCAAGGCTTTAGAAGACCTCCAAACCCCCACTCCAGAAATAGATGTCCCGTTCTGAACTCAAAGCTAAACTCCTCGCTGACCTAGACACCTGCGCCGAAGTCGTCATCGAAGCCAAATACATCCCACTAATCTGGGATAACGAAGACGCCCTAGCTTACTGGTGCGAATCCTGGAAACTCCGCTATGGTTTTTACCAAGAAGCCGACATCGCCCGCACAGTCCACGGTATTCGCACTCCAGTCCAGTGGCTCGAAATCACTCGCATCGACACTCCAATTTCCCTCACACTCGAAACTCAATACTCCGAAGAAAGAATCATCATAGATGAAACCGATGCTTGCCTTTAAGGTTCAACAACATGGCCACCAACTCTCCAACCCATTCTACGCCCAGCCAAAGCTCAACGGGGTCAGGGCTTTGTGTAACGGTCAAGTCTTCCAGTCTCGCGACGAACACCTTTGGAAACACAAAGTCCTCGCACATCTCCACGCTCAAATCCAGCCTATCTTCCAGCGATATCCGAACTTTATTACTGACGGAGAACTCTATCGTCATGGACTATCTCTTCAAAAGATTAACCAAGCAGTTGCCGTCAATCGCCACGAGCCCACCCCTATCACCCCCACTATCGAGTATCATATATTCGACATCCTTGACTGTGAGAACGCCGCCAAGGATTTCTCCTACCGCGCTGAGCAACTCGACGCAATTCAATCCATCATCACTAGCTTCGGACTAACTCATATCAAGGTCGTTCCAACGCATCTTTGTGGGTCAATGGATTTTACCGAGCCACTTTACCGGCAATATTTGAAAGCGGGATATGAGGGCTTAATGTATCGCAGCCTTGGTTGCATGTATGGCCTTGCGCAGAACTGCGGCAACAAGGAGAACAGGTGGAAGTGCTTGCTTAAGCGGAAGGAATGGTTGGACAAGGAGTTCCGCGTTGTGGGCTTCACGCTTACCAAAGGCAAAAAAGATGAGCGTGGCTTCCAAGTGACGTGTGAAATTGAAAGTTCAGGTGAGACGTTTAACGTAGGCTCCGGTCTTTCTGACGACGAGCTTGAATACTACATCGACAATTCACCTATAGGCCAATGGGCGAAGGTGAAATTTGAATCCTACTCGGATGATGGGATTCCTAAGCAGCCGACGATCCTCGCTATTTTAACCTAATGAAAACTCATAAGTGTATATGCAAACGGCCACCCGGTAACCCAAACTGTAAGCACCCTTTTTGCAAAGCTTACCGGCGTATAGTTAAACTAATCAAATGAGCTTCCTCTCCGACTATTCAGAATACTCCTCCGGCAACGAGGCCCCGCCCGAGTTCCACCTTTGGTCCGGCCTTTGCACCCTCGCCGCCTGTTGCGGCCCAAACCTTTGGATGGACCTAGGCAATGCTGGCAACATCCAGCCCAACCTCTACGTCCTTCTCGTCGGCCCGCCTGGGATTAAGAAGTCCACTGCCAAGGACATCTCCCGTGACTTGCTCCACAAAATCCATTCCACCAAACACAAAATACCACTCGCACCGGACTCTTCAAGCAAGGAAGCCTTTGTCGACTTCCTCTCTCGAAAAGACTCCCCGTGCAAAATGGTATTCGATCACGCTGGTGGCGCGCGGTATTACACTAAATGCTGCCTTTGGTTGGACGAGTTTGTAAACCTCGTCTCTGTCGGTGGCGATCCAATGGCGTGGATTCAAATCCTCACTGAACTTTTCCTTCCTCGGCCTTGTTACAAAGCGGCGACGATCGCCCGTGGGCATGTGGAAATGCCGTATCCTTATGTCAGTCTGCTTGGCTGCATGACAACGGACATCACCAAAGCCCTTATTAACGACGGCTCGCTGAGCGGTGGCTTTTCCCGCCGGACGTTTTACATCTATTCCAACAAAGACGGCGACCCTGTCCCTATCCCTGTCACCACGCCTGAAATGAAACGCGCAGAAGAACGCTGTATCCTTCGCGCTCGTGAAGTCCAGCGCCTAGCTGGATGCTTCCAATTCTCTCCCAACGGCCTCGCAGCTTATGAGAAAGCCTACATTGAAAACCACCACGCGAAGCAAGAGGCTCCGTCCGCCGCGCTGGTAAACTTCATGCAGTCATACGGGAATTTCATTATCAAAATCGCCATGCTGCTCCAGCTCTCTGAAAGCGACGAACTCGTGATTGGCGAGGATAAAATCCTCCACGCTAAGAAGCTTGTTGATGAGGCAAAAAGCCATGTCAACATGATCTTCGCAGGCGTCGGCAAGAACCCTCACGCATCTACCATGGCGGGGATCAAAGTCTTTATTGACCAGATTGCCTCGCGGCCACCTTACTTCGTTACACTTAAACGCGTGTATGCACAGTTCCTTAATCAGGCTGAGCAGGCACAGTTGGAGTCCATTTTGAAGCAGATGGCAGGGATTAATGAACTGGTCCTTGTGACGGGGAGAATGCCGGGAGCGGGGCTGTTAAAGGGCGTGACGACCGCCGGTCAGTATCCAGAGTTCTTGAAGTATCTAGAAAAGCTATCAACATGAACACTTTCTTAGGAATACCGTTTAACCAAGTGCAGAACAGCTCGAACGCAAAGCTGCTAGGCGAGAGTATGAAAAGCTGTGTGAGTCTTATGATCGCACAGTTTGCACAGGACCGGTCAAAGACGATTCTATTATGCCTGCAAATCAGTATGAGTTTTCACTTGTAAACAAGCACGCTAACCTAGTCAGACGAAGATTAGGGCTTTAGTAAAACGTATCTCGAAAAGTATCCTAATCATTATGAAAGACCCAATTCGACGAACCGGACGCACGACGAGCCAGATGCAAAGTGCCCCAAAAGAAGCTATTTACGTCTGGCTCGGCAACAACCTCGACTACCCACACCGTCTAGCTTACGCGCTACAACGCACTGATCTAAAAATTATCAGCCCGACCGCTTTACGCTGGGAAACCCACGCAGGGCTGGTTAAACCTGTTGTCGTCGATCACGCGACCAAACTACACCCAGACCAGCGAGAACTAGTCGCAATCCTCAATAAAAGGTGCTGGAATCCTGCTCTAACTGCGCCTGTCTCATTCGCGCTCTCTGAAGACTCGCAGGCGACCGTTGTCCTCCAAGCTGACTATAAATCTGGCGCATAATCTGCTCCTGTTCCATATTCCCAGCCGGCGGTGGTGTATAACCAACCGCTTGCGCAATCCCTTGCACCCTAGATGCCGTCTGCGCCGTGGCCTTCCCACGAATGTCAGTCGGCATCTGTGCTTTCACCTTGGCCGTTGCGACTCTCTGGCGGAGATTCTGCATCATATCCCGCAACGCCACCTGCCGACCACGGCCTTCGAGCTTCTGGTCGATAAGCTGATTAGCCTCGCGCATCAAAGTAGCCTGCGCAACTTCAGGCCCAAGCATCAAGCTCTCTTCCACCCGCTTCGACGCAACCGTTATATCTCGTTGTGCGGCCTCGTTTGTCTTAGAGATAATCCTCTCCATCTCCTTCTGGCGGAACATCTTCCCCGAACGGAACCCAGCCATCGCAAGTGGAAGATTCGCATCGGGATTCTGCCCCTGGAAGTCTTCACTCAACGCTTCGGCCAGTTTCTTAATTCCGCCAGGTCCACCCGCTCGCAACGCCGCACCAAGGTCCTGCTCCTGCGCTAGGCTCTTACCCATCTTCCACATGCTATTCACCATGCTCGCAGTCGGGCCAAGCACACTCGACGCACTGATCCCATCATACGCGTTAACTCCCAGATACCCACCCAGCGAGAACCTAGAATGCAAGTCCGCCGGAACTCCAAGGCTCTCCGCCATTGAAGAGAACACCCCATAGCTCAACGCCTGCGTCAGCAACGGATCATCCGTCATCTCATTCAGCGCGGCCATACCACTCCCCTTGATTTCATCACCCGTCAAATCCTCCATCAAGGAAATCCCAGCTCCAATAAACGGAAAGCCCAGCAACCCAGCCGCGGTCAACTGCCCCGCGATCATCGTCGCAAACGCCTTCCTCGCAGCCCTACGGTCGCCCTGTTCCATTTCAGGAAAGTTCGCTTTGTCAAACCCATGCCGGTAGTAGCGCGCCAAGTCCGTAAACCTGCCCCGCACATAGCTCGACAACGCGTAAACCAAATACCCCGCACTGCCGAGTTTCCCGAAATACACAGGCCTCTCCGTTCTGCCACCGGAGTTATTTGCAGTCAGCTCAAACAAAGCAGCACTCTTCACCGCCTCCCCATGACTCAACCCTTTCTTCTTCGCAAGGCGGTAACCCGTAAGCAGGCCGACAAGGTTGTTATGCTGTGTGAACACAGAATACACACCCATCGCGGCGTTGCTATACATATTCAACGGCTTGGTCAAAACCTTTGACACAGAAGGCATTGTGCGGTCTTGCGTAATCGCACGGAGAGTTTCCTGATTCACACCAACTTGCTGATAGACTTCTTGCAACGGCTGGGTGAGGCTTCTCCTCCAGTTAGATTTGAGCATGTCAGCCTCATCCTTATCGGGCCAGTTCTCCCAAAGCGCTGCCTCGTCGTGGTAGCCGATCTTTGATTTGATTAGTTTCCCGATCACGGCCATGGCGGACTTCTCTGCACCAACAGTCGTGCGCAAGGCGGTCAGCATGGAGTGCCCTTGATAGACAGCCTCATGAATATGGGTTTGAATTGGCTGGAAGAGTTCTGCCAAATGCCCGGGAAGGTTGAATCCAATGTGCCAGACAGCGTTGGACTTGTTCACAACCCGCCAGAACTTAGGGTCGCTTTCCTTGGCTTGCTTGTAGAATTCCATGAACTGTGTCTTCTCGCGGAGCTGATCCTTGAGTTCTGGATTATTCATGTGGTATTTTAACTCCTCGCCCAGGGCGGTCATGTAGCCAACCTTGTGCGCTGCCTGCGTGTAAGTCAAATGCTGCTCAAGCATATCCAAATGCTCAGGCCCGCCAGAGACGCGGCGCTTCACACCTGGGAGGTAGATGTCGTTGCTCTTCGCTTCACGGAGCACGTCCGCCAAGAAGGTGCTTTCTCCGAGAAGGGAGTCGCGATCGGCGGGATCGAGGTTCATAGAGTCGATAAGATCCTTCAACCGACCCTCCTTCCCTTCGAGCAGGTCAACAACCTTGCTGTCCAAGGTAAACTCACCGCGGTACTTCTTATCGTTGTCTCGGATAATCGGATCACCCACAGCCTTCCAGCCTTTAGCCTCCAGCTCTTTCCTCATCGCAAGAGCCTCTGACCCTTTGTTAAAGTCCAGCACCTTACTCTCCCCAGCGGGATTGGTGTAACGCTGGATAACTGGTTTGAACCTGCGAAGACTTTGGAAGTTAGGACTGTTGGCGTAGTGCTTTTCAAGGTTGCTAAGCACACCCTGTTTTTCTTGTATAATTTCGACGAGCTTTTGAGCTTCACGAGGATCAGCAAAGCGGCTCAGCGCCTCTTGCACAACGACCTGATCGCCAGTCTTCAACCCGTCGAATAGCTTCTCTGCTACGACACGTGCTTCTTTGTGGCGCAAGGCGGGTTCAGCTCCTTGATCAAAGCTGCGCCGTCTGGTGACAAGGTTCACTGTGAACAGGCGAGCCTTATTTGTCTCATGCTCCACATTGTGCTTTTGCGTCAGCCTCGTCGATTGCTCTTTCTGCATCAAGAACGCAGCGATATTCTTCTGCTGCTCCGCGTTGTAAAGCTTAACCTCAGCGCGGTGCTCTGGCGACATGGCGTTCCAGTTAAAGCTAACTGTCCCATCTGGGTTTTGCACAATCGCACTGACGCTTGAATCCTGGGCTTCCAGGTTAATCCGCTTGGTCAAATCCAGCAACGGTGGGCTGCTCGAGATTTTGTACCACGGCATGGACTTGTCAACAACAATATTATCCACCGCGCCCTTGTGTCCGAAGAGCGGAGTAAGGCTCTCAGTCACCTGCTCCGTAACAACATTGCCAGAGTTCAGCAACCTAAACCCAGGCTCAATAAAGCTCCTGTAAGTCGCCATGAAGCCGCCCAGCCCTTGCGTGGCGTTGTTAAACCAATTGCCCACACGCTGCTTAACGCCTTCGACAGGATATGGGCTTCTCGCAAACTGCGCATCCTCCATCCTCCCCATCAGTCCAGCGGGATCGATGTCAAAGAACTTATGCGCTTGTGCAGTCTGCCATTCAGCCTCGCGGAACTTCTGCCGCACAGAATCAACCATATCCTTCACACGGAGAACCTGACCCATTTTGTTCTTGTCACCACTGAGTTTCCAATACATTCTAGCATGCTTCAACCCATCCTGCACACGGCGAATGGTGTTTTCGACCGCATTGCGGAGAACTTTAGGAAGAATGAGCAACGCCTTAACTGGCTTGTTCGCCTGCATCGCGCCTGTCACCATCATCGCGTGAGCATTCGCCATCCAT